CAGGTAAATGGAATACTTTTGGAGCGCAATTTGAAACTATTGCCACAAACTTATTATTGGCTGAGGGGGCAAATATTGGAGATTGGTTTACTAAGGGTGGTAAGATTGTTTCCACTATGGATGATGGCAATAAGATAGAGTTGGATGCTTCAATGGCTCGTATTTATATTGAATCTTCAAGTGGTGGTGGTGATTATGCGCTTGTTGATTTTGGTGCAAAAATGACAATAGACGCTAACCGTGGAATTTTTGAAACAAGGGCTAAAAATGCACCGTCTTATTCTAATGCGGTTTCCTATATGTCCCCAACGGGAATATTCTCAAATATGGCAGGTACGGATGGTATGCCAGCAAGTAGCGGATATACACACCGTGGGGCTATTGTTGGGCTTGGGTTCGCTAATGTTCCGGCAAGTACATGGGCTGTAAATGTAGTAGATACAATCGTGGCAGGCGTTTATGGTAGGGCTTCCAATTCGGGGACTGCACCAGCCTTTGGCGGTTTCTTCTATGATTTATTTGCCGGAGGCTTGATTTTTGGTCGAAAGTGTATTACAGGAACGTCGAATAACACATGGTATTTGAATAGAGAAGATACCGTGGTTATAGGGTACACGTCTGCCGCATCAGTAGTGTATCTTCCGGCTTCTCCTAAAGAGGGACAGGTTATATTTGTAAAGCAGTGGTGGAGAGGCTATATGAGATTCAGACCAAGAAGCGGCTACCTAATCTATGATGATACTTCTGTAAATGACTACTACGATTTTAGAGAGGGTCAAGGTGGTATGTTTGTATATACCGTAGGATATGTAGATGGAGTTAAAAAACAAGCATGGTTAGTAAGTAGATGGAAATACTAAAAATATGGAAGAAAGAGTATTATACGGATATATGGATGGCGATTGCCTACAATGTATAGAAATAGCTCCCATCCCTCAAAAAATCAGAAATGAGAAAACGGGGGAAATAACAACACGTATGGTATCGGTTATTGAACAGGTGGCTGAACTGCCAACCATATACAAGCCGGTGGATGCAATAGATGAAAGTAAACAAAACTCAGATAAAGAGGGCTATGTTGTGCGCATTGTACCATACGATGCCGGGGATAGGATTTCATTCAGATACATAGAAGTCCCCGACTTTCAAAAGGTGGCACATGAGATTGAACGCTCAAAGGAGGTATTGGCAAGTAGCGATTATAAGGTAATCAAATGCTACGAAGCCGCCCTAATGGGTTCTGAAATGCCGTATGAGATAAAGGCATTGCATAATGAAAGGCAGTTGTTAAGAGATAAAATCAATGAACTTGAAGCACGTTATGCCTCGTTATATGATGATACACTTTAATTGTATCTATAAATGTGTTCATTAAACACATTTATGATTATATTTGCAGTTAAATAAACTTGATTTACTCAGTGAATTATGGAAACAACGATGTACAGCCTACGGATTCTTTCCAAAGGTAAGGTTACAGACCTTTCCAATGGTTTTGCTTTGGGTGGTGCTCCGTTTACCGTCTTTGTACGACCTAAAGAGGTTACGATGGAAACAAGCACGCTGCTTAAATGCAAGCTCATTTGTGATAAGGATTTTGGAATGTTCCCCGTACCTATCGGGGATTGGACGCCCGGAGCGATAACCGTAATATCCCCAAACGGTATCGACCTTTCGGTATATGATGTGTATTGGGGTGCTGGTGAAACTATTAAATAACTTATAGCTATGGGATTATTATTAGGAAGCGGAAACACGAAACCGCAATATCCTTACGACCAATGGTATGGGGTGCAAGGTGATTTCAATTCACAGGACTACAAGCTAAAGCGTGTGGGCAATTTGGATTTGCACCGTACATTACCTATTCAAGCGAAACTGAAACGCTTTGTGGAAAACCCGGACGGTTCGGTTAAGTATTACCTTAACCAAAATGACAGCCGTAAAAAGGATTCGGGTGCAACGGCTGTGATTGACAGCACGGACGGTAATGTAATGCTTGAAAAGCCGGAATATTACTTCAAATTGGAGATAGAGGGGACGAAATGGATTCGTGCCTATTCCGAATATCCGTTGCCCGGCTTTATCAAGATGGAACGAAAGACGGTAAGCCCGTGGTATGCAACGGTGGATATTACCAACTCTGTAGCCGTTTCGGGATGTTGGCTCACTTGGAATGGCGATGAAATTGCAAGGGATTCAGACGGATTTGTTATACTCAAAGCGAATGCCGCACAATTCAGAGGTGGTTCGGGTGCTGGTGATGCCGCTAAGGATGGTACTTACAACTCCATGTTGGGTATGCCTCGTACTTCCAT